AGGGTGCGCAGAGCGCGGTAGCACTTGTTGGACATGGCCCAGCCAAGGCGGCCCTGAAGGGCGTTGGCATCAGCGACGTTGTCCTCCATTTCGAGCAGCAGCTCGTAAGTGGCATAGTCCGTCGAAGCGGTCAGGCCAGAGAAATCAACAGAAGCGATCCCAGGCTGGTTGTAGATACCAACGGGCTCGTTGCCGGTGCCAGTGCCCTTGAGAACCCAGCGGTTCCACTCGAGCGCGATTTCGCGGGTCATGATCTGACGAAGGATGCCGTCAGCGTTGGACCCCATATCCAGAAGCCGCCGAGACGCCTTGATGAACGAGGCGCAGGTGTGCGGCTCGAGGCGCATTTGGCCGAACGACACGCTGGTTTCAGCAGCAGCCGCGTTCTCAGCCACCGAGGCCGCGGTCGCCAGCGGAGTGGCTTCCTTGGGGATCTCGATGGGGGTGGTGGTAGCGGTCATCTCGGTGGCACCGAGATCAAGCGCAACAACCTGCGGACGAAGAGCCTCGATGAACTGGTCGGCCATAACCTGACCAGGAACGATGAAACCACCAGAGGTGTCGGGCGTGGTGCCCTGAGCACGAAGCTCCTCGGCGGCAGCGTCGCTCATCTCCCACTCGAGCTCAGCGTAGCTGCGCCAGTTGTGGTCGCCGCTTTGCTTGGCGAGCACCGACTGGCAGACACGGCCCAGGTTGAACCCCCCGCGCTTCTCGTCGGAGTAGTCACCGGTGCCGGGCACAAAGCCCACGCGGCTACGCTTCTCGATTTCGGCAAGGCGATCCTCGAGCTCGGCAGCGCGCTTGTTGGCCTCGGAAACGGCGTCATCAACGCTCATACGGTTTTGGGCAACCTCTTCCCGGACGGCAGAGCGCACGCCCTCCAGGAAGTTAGCGCGGATTTCCTCCGGCGTTTTCCCACTTTCAGTCACTTCGATTTTTTCAGACATCGCTTTTCTCCTGCGATTGGTGGTCAAAGGCCAAGAGCTGCGTCAAGGTCGCTCTTGCCGTTCGATTTACCGGTAGTGTTGTCTTCGACACCCAGAACCACTTCGAGCTTGCGGATACGGTCCGTAATCTCGGTGCGGCACTGAATGTCTTCGATAATTGCGCGAAGCCCGCTGATCTCCTCCGCGATACCTTGCAGGTTCGCAGCGCAGTCAGCCAGCTCCGCCAGCTCTCCTTCAATCTCCCTGATACGAGACTCGATCCCCGAGTCGTCGTCGGCAGAGCTGGACTCGTTCTCGTACGAGCGCTTGGCCTTGCTCAGGGTGCTGAACTTGTGGCCAACCATCTTGCCGGTCTCCTCCATGTTGTCGTCGTGGAGGGCAATAAGAGCAGCCGGGTCGTCCGGCGTGCCTTTGATCGTGAAGCTGCTGTCCGGAACGTCGATCTCTCCGTCGCGCACAACCTTCTTGATGACGCCGTGGGCGCGTCCGCCGCTCGAGCCCCAAGCAACGTGATCGCCAACGCTGAGCTCTCCGGGCTCAGCTCGTTGTTCCTCTTGCTCCTGCTCGATCTCTACGGGCTGGACATCGGGCTCAAACACGCCCTCGCCAAAGCTCACGGGGACCACCGTGCGGACATCGCCAATGCCAAGGATCTCCAGCAGGTGCTGAGCCTCAGAACGGCTGGCCTGGCCGCGCTCGCTAAGAGTCACGACGCGCTCCTTGAGCCGCTTGATTCTAGTGGCGTCGGGATCCATGCCAACAGGCGTAACGCTGCCCTCGATAAGCATCGTGCGCTCATGCACAACGCTGTAAGGAGTCAGGCCGCCTCGCTCGGACATGCCAGCGAACTCGGATCGCTCAGACTCGTTCGGCTTGCGGCTAGACATGGCCCGGAACCCGACAGAGAAGCCGTCCATGTAGCCCTCGTCAACCATGCGGTAGACAAGGTCGTTGAAGTCATTGACTCCGTAGGGCGTGTAGACGCCGTCGCCCATCAGCGCTGAGTAGTAGCCCATTTTGGGCTTACGGCTCTTGCGCCCGTCCTCGTCCTCGTAAAAACGAAGGTTGTCCATGCGGCCCAGAGGCAGGCCGTAGTTCTTTTTGTCGAGGTTGTGGTCGTACAGGAAGGGCATCCCGCGCTTGGCGAACTCGCTGAAGTCCCAGCCCTGAGTGAGGATGACGTCCCCGGTTCGGCCGACCGGGTTTGAGGTCGACATCAGGTAGCTCACTCGACGCTCAGTGTCCTCAATCGAGCGGACGCCAGCCTCGCAAGTACGGCGCTGAACGACCTCAGGATCGGCTTTGATCGCAAAGATGTTGTCGAAACCAAGCGAGTCCAGCTCGGCAATCGTCGCGCTTCCGTCAGCGACGGATCGGATGGTGGCTGCGTCAAACGTACGGATGTTGGCCATTTCGGTTACTTTTCGTCGATGCCGTCGAGCTGAGCGACTTTCTTGCGAGCCCACGACTGGCCGGCGTCCCCGCCCCAGGCGGCCCACGCAACACGTCCGGGGCTCGGATATCCATCTTCGCCCTGACGGAAGCCTTTGGCTTTCTTGTCGGGCTCATGGCGAGAGAAGAAAGAGTGCATTCTGCGGACGGTGGACGGGCTCAGCTCAGTCCTTGCGGCGAGCTGACCAGCTCTCTTGGCGGCAACTGAAGTTCCGCCGGCGTGGCCCTCCTCCTTCCACTTCTTGTACATGCGCGCCTCAGCGGCCATCCCGCCGGACGGGCGCAAGTCGATCTTGGTGCCCTTGTACTCAGCTCGCGCCTCCTCGGCGCTGCGCCCCTCCAGGGACTCGAGCAGGTCGATCTCGTCAGTCGGCACGCCCCACTCCACGATTTCAAACGTGCAGCGGCAGTTGATGACCTCCTCCGGAGATCCCTCATGGTCGTGAGGCCAGCGCAGGCCGTTCGAGAACTGCTGCCCAAACTCAACCACCTCACCATCAACCGGGGCCTGATGGCTGTCACGAACGCGCTCGTCTTTGCTGCTGACCCAGCGGATCTTCTTCGCGCCGGCAGCGCGAGCCTCCTGGGCCAGCAGATAGTTCTGAGCTCGAGCGACCTCGTTGCGTGCGATGAGCTCCCCGCGGCGGTCTATGTTCTGGAACGCCTGCTCCAGCTCCTGCTGGATCTGCGGGAAAGCGCGAGCGATTTCGTCTCCTAGAAGCTGATCGGTATCGGCTGAGCCGAGAGCCCTGCCAAGCGCTCCGCGGACGCGCTTCTGCGTCGTCAGGCTAACCGTGGCGGCCAACGCTGCGATATGACCTGAGATGAAGCGCCTGATGCGCTCCTGCGGAATGCGGGCTTCGGGGCCAAGCTCCTCCTCGATGAGGAGCTCAATGGTGTCCTCGTACACGCGAGTGAGCTCAGCACCAAGGATAGTGGCCAGGTAATCGCGCCACTCCTGATCGTCCAGCATCAGGCGCTTGTAGTCCGACTCCGAGAGCTCGCGGGCAGAGGAAGATGCCGAGACCGCGCGGATGCGATTCATCTGCGCGGTCTCATACTCGGAGAGATAGGACTGAATGGGCCCGGCAAGGCGCATCGCCATCTGCTCACGAACATCGCCCTGGCTTTCACCGATGGCGGCGTCCCACTCAGCCGATCGCTCCTCATCTTCGGGCTCGTCATCCGAGTCGTCGGGAATCCCCGGCGCCTGCGGAACTACGGGCTCGGGATCCGGCTTCTCTTTGATCTGCACCGCAGACAGAAGCGCCTTGGCGCGCTCCATGTCGAGCGGGAACGCCGCGATGATAAGGTGGGCCGCCGTCTCCTGGTCAATGTCGCCATTGACCACCGAAAGAACAATTTCGTGCAGAGCAGTAACTTGGGGGCCGTTGAGGCTCTCCATCGGAGTCGCGGCGCGATCCTCGTCAGTCAGGTTACTAACAACTGCGGAGAGAGGTCGAAGGTTGGCGGCAACGAAAGCCCTATCAGACGGCTTGATGCCTTCTTGTGCGTCGGCATCACCGATCTCATGCTCAAGAGCAAGCCCGACATGCTCCGCCGCCTTGGCGAAGGAGATGCCGATTCCGCGGCCCGCGACCTCTGCGGCAGCCCGTACTGCTTCGGTCCGGTCCTCGACCAGCGCGTCCACGCCGGAAGTCTCAAAGTGCGGCCAGACCTCCCTGCTTCCCACCCCGATCAGGCGGGACAGGAACTTGTTTCTAATGACGTCCTCGAACCGACGGACCAGGGACAGGATGCCGTTGGGCCCCGTCCACATGATCTTCTCCGCGGTCCGAATGTTGTTGTAGGTCGCCTGGTCGTAGACGCCGACCATCGGGGGCGGAACCCCCATCGAGCTCAGGATGCTGTCACGCAGCCACTCGATGTACTTGCTGTACTCGAGGTCGCGGGGGGCAACGGGGTTGGGCACAATCTTGGCTCCCCGGTCCAACACTTTCGTGCGACCGCGGTTCTCCACGCTGTACTCGTCATCCGCGAGGGCCTGGCGTCTCTCCAACTCTTCTGCGCTCAGCCGCTGATCGAAAACGATCCAAGCTCCAGGATCACCACCAGAACGCATAGTCGCGTCCATGTACCGGTAGACCTGGTGGTAAGCCTGTATCTCGCGCTCGGCAGACTGAACGTCCCCAAAGCCCCGCAAGCCACTCGCGGGATCATAATCACAGTAGGGGATTACGGATTCCGGGGGGAAATCAACGCTGTACCCTCCCCCGTTGCCCTGCTTTTGGTGATACCGGTAAAGGTAAGGAAGTCCGTTATCGGCAACCTTGTGCTCAACAAGGCGGCCTCGGACCGGAGTAATCACCTCGGGGATGGGGATCTCGCCCACACCGTTCGGCTTCAGCGGCATTCCGTTCCTGTCGGTCAGGAACCAGTAGCACTCGCCGTCCAACTTGTAGTTGATCGAGTGCGCCTGCCAGAACTCGCTGGCCGTAAACAGTGGGTGCGGGCTGTCGAATAGCTCGACGAGAGGACCCGAATCCATGTGGACGGAATCCCTGGATCCAGGATCGCCCGTGTAGAAGTGGAGCGGAAGCTGGCCGACGCCATCGCTGATCGCCTTCAGCGCAGCACGGACCCACACGTTCTCCTCGAACGGGTGCTCGACAGACTCGTCGCCGGCCAGCGAAGCCTTCGCAAAGATGCCTGGGGCGCGATCGCCATCCCAGAACCCGCGCGTAGATCCGCCTCCCATACCCAGTATGGGCGTGGTCGCCCAATACAAGGAGGTCCCACGCGGAGCGCGGTCGCTGTACTTGACCCAACTAGCGTTCATGAACTAGCCTCTTGTTACGCTGGACACGGGACTCCGTCAATGTCAATAATAAAGGTATGACGGAAATTACGCTCGGGGGGAGAGCATGAGTGAATGGCAGCGGGGCAGAAAGCCCAAGCCCGCAAATCTGAGGCGCTCCGTAGGGATCACCTTCAAGCTGTCGCCCGATGAGCTGAGGCAGATTCAGCACGGACTAGACCCCGCGCGGCCTGTTTCTGAGCAAATCCGGGACATGGCCCTCAAGAACCTAAGCAAGCCGACGGCTCCCAGGGAGCCTTGAGCCCTGCTTCTTGTTCTTGTGGAAGACCGGCGTCCCCATAGAGCTAAACATCGTCGAGTCCTCCATGCACTCCCGGCAGGCCAGGACAAAAGCATCTGAGTAGTCCGGAGAGGTCCCCGCGTGCGCGTTGCGGATCTTCTCCTTGGGCTCCAGCTTGATGACCGGCCCATCAGGCCCAGCCTCCCGCTCGAAGTGGGTCCACTGGATCTGCTGACGAACTTTGTTGAACATCGGCACGCCGTCCCGGATCCGGAACTTGCCCTCCTGCAACCCGCGACGGGCGACCCAGTGCATCTCCGCACGGCAGTTCTTGAAGTTCGTGCCCTGCGTCAGGTCGAAGTGGTCACCCCCAGGCTTGCCGCCAAACTGGACCCGATCCACGAAGTAGCCGTCCCTGGCCAGGAAGTCGCACACGCCGACGATGCCCGTGTCGTCGATGTGGATCCGCGAGCCGGGAATCGGATCGCCGTTCCAGCGGTCAGCCCCGAACATCTCCTTCACCTGGCGGCCCCACTTCAGTGACTGGGCCACGATCCTCTTGGCGATGCTGACCTGCGCCTCGAGGTCGTCTCGGCCTGGGCGCCAGGCGTCCACCGCCACCAGGTCACCGTCAAACATAAGGCAGGCCACGCTCAGGTCGCCAGCCGTCCCGATGTCGACCCCGATCGACGGCCCAAGGGGCTGGTTGTTCTTCGGCCACAGAGCCTCAGCCGCGTCCAGGATGGTCCTCGTCACAACCAGGCTGGTCACGCTGCCAGGGCTGAACCGCCCGCAGATGTCCGAGAGGAACACAGGATCTCCAGGCTCATACGACTTCATCGAGTCCAGCACACTCTCCCTGCTCACCAGGTACTCCGGGACATGGTCGAAGACCTTGTCGTATTTCAGCGGGTCCTCAGGGACGCCGATCTCATGAGCCTCGCGCTCAGAAAGGCTACTGATCTTGACGGTGTGCCACTTGTTCGGGCGGTCCCTGAACGCCCGGACGTATTCGTGGTCGTCGTCGAGACCCATGTATGGGTTACCGATCATCACCATGTAGACGTTCGGCTTGTTCGTCATACCGCGCAGCACCCGGAAGACCTCCGGGTCAATGTCCTCGGGCTCGTCCACCACGATCAGGAGCCGAGTCGCGTCGCCTGTGATCGCAACCATCCGCTCGAGCTCCTCGGGGTCGATGACGTCAGAGTCAGGGTCGCTCGGCACAATGATGCCGGCGTGGTAACCACGGACACGGCCGGGGTTGCGGGTAGGGACAGCTAGGATGCTGTGCTCGCTGTCCAGCTCGACGCGCAGCTTTTTGACCGTGCCTGGGAGCTGCACCGAGGCCCCCTGCCAGGCTGACTCGATCTTAGCCCAGAGGACGTCCTTCACCTGGTCTAGCGTCGGAGCAAGCATCAGCACTCGGCTAGGAGCTGTGCAGAAGAACGTCGGCGCAACGACCCCGCCGAGTAGGAACGACTTGCCGGCAGAGCGGCAGGCACTCACCGCAACGAAGCGATGCTCGAACACTGCGCGGAAGATGTACCTCTGCGCCTCCCAGAGCATCAGGGCTCCAGACAGCGGGTGCGAAAGACCCAGCATGTCTCGCGCGAAGTCCTCCTCGCGCCCGCCGTACTCAGTCCTCCAGGGGCCTTGCTTCCGGCTCCTCGATCTGTTGGATACCGCTTCCTCCCCCGTCAGATCGAGGAACTCTTGGGGCATCTGAGACTCGAGCGCCTTTAGAAAGGAGCTCCGAATAGAATCTTGCGACCACGCGGCCAAGCGCCTTCTTGTCACTGATTTCTTCCTTCAGGATTCCAAGCATAGCGTGGTGAGTCAGGTCCATATCAGCCTGGCTCGCCATACCCTGCGCGCTAATTTTGAGCTTCCAGGCGCTCTCGACCCGCTTAGCTACTCGGTCAAGAGCGTTGCCCAGAGTTGTAAGTGCAGCGTCCTCACTCCCCCCGCGCTGAGATAGCGACTTCAAGTCGAGGAACGCACGCTTGAGCGCGTCGGCGTCGTGGTTGTCGAACGCCTCTTCCATCTCCGCGACCAGCTCCTTGACGTTCCCTCGGAAGTCCGGAGTGTCCAGAGCCGCTGCGCGTTCGGCGGCACGCTGAGCCACGACGTCCATAGCTGCGATGTGCTCCCGCAGATCCAGCAGCTTCTCCTCGTCCTTGATGAGCTCCTCGTACGCGCGGCGGTGCCGGCCGAGATACTTGCTGTAACGGCCGCTGACGAAGGTGCCGGAAGCCACCCCCTTCAGACTCGCGCCACCGTGCAGGCGGCAACGGCCGTTCTCCATGGGGATTGCACGGCATGTCCGCTCGCCCTGGCCTCGCAAACGGGCTCCGCAGAACTTCTTTCGCTCGATTTCTTGGCCGCACTCGCGGCAGTGTGACTTCTCGATGTCAGACATGGTTGAGGCCAATATCCTCGTACTCAGAGGGAAGCCGGCGAACCGCCGTTCTCCAGTCGCCCTTGCAGAACACAAGCATGTGGGCGTGCGTCCTCGTCATCTTACGCCCGGCCAAGAAGTCCTTCTTGGCCCTGATGGCTCCGCTGCCAATCGGGTTGAGCACCGCGCACTCGTTCATCGGCACAAAGCCGATCGCGTTCATGTCCACCCCGTACTGGCTCAGAGCTCCAGGCTGCAATCCGTCCTTGAAACGCGGCTCCGCGATCAGGCAGGCGCACAGGCTATGGTCGTCCAGCCGCTCGAACACCGTCTGCGACACCTTTACTAGACGGGCATACCAATCATGGTACGCCATCTCCGAAAAGCGAGACGGGTCCTTCCGACGCCGCATGTTCGGCATCGGAGGGCAGATCAGCCCCAGCGAATAGGGGCCGTCCGGAATCACGTCCTTCGTGAACTTAGGCTCGATGCCGGCGCCGAACTTGCCCTGGGCTTCACCCGGCAAAGAGTTGACGTTCGCAGCGACATCCTTGTACATCCCAAGGATCGGCTCGATGTCGTCGGACTCCTCGCACATACCGATGTAGTTGCGGCCCAGGACCCCCGACACGGCCGACCGCACGCCATCGCCCACGTAGCAGTCCAGGATCTTGTCGCCTGGAGCGCTAAACCAGCGGACCATAACTTCCGCCAATACGGGGTCCGTCAAGTTGCGGCGGCTGACTTCCTCAGGCGGCTTACCACCAGACTCCAAGAACTCCCGCTCAATCTCCTGAGCGGTCATGCCGGCCTCGATCTTCTCGTAGTAACCGGCGATGTACATGTGCGGCGTGACCTCCGGCGCAGCGGCCTGATCCACGATGCCCGCAGACCTCCACGCTCGCCGGCGGTCTTGCCAGTAGCCGCGCCGCCCATCCAAAACGCTGAGGGGCGGAACAATGAACTGGTCCGCAAGGGTTGGGCGCGACTTCGGCTTCTTCTTCTTGGTGAGCTTGTAAGCCTCCTCCTCGGAGGCAAACCCGGTGACCTCGAGCTTCAGGTCGGGCGCGCTCGCAACTTTGGACATCATCTCGGACAAAGTGTCCGTGTCCCAGTTGCTGAGCTCAGACGTACGGTTGTCCGCGATAGCGAACGCCACCGCATCCGTGTCGTCCAGGTCGTCCGCCGAGACCACCTCGATCTCCGACCAGCCCAAAGACGTAGCCGCGGCCAACGTTCCGTTGCCGGCGATCACTACGTTGTTGCGCACAACTATAGGCTTGCGCTGCCCGAACTTCTCCAGGCTGGCTGCAATAGCTTGCACGCTCTTTTCGTCGTGCTCGCGCGCGTTCTCAGGATCGGGGATCAGCTCCTCGATCTTCGCCTTGGTGATCTGCATCTATTCCTTGGGGTTGAATACCGCTCTGTAACAGTCCGCGTATGCGACCCCCCAATAGGCGCTGTGCGACACGCTGCGTTCGTGCTCTATGTCCCAACTTAGAGCGTGGGCCCACTCATGCACAAGTACCTCAAGGCAATAAGGCTGCGGGATCTCCTTCGACACACGCACCATCATCTTCCTTGGGCCTATCTTCCGGCAGTCGCCCTCATCGCCAGCCGGAAGTTTGCACCGACGGACAACAACCTCGTACTTCTGCACAGGGCAGAACGAGCGCAAAGCGTCTACAGCCTGACGCCAGCGGGCGACCCGGAACTTCGCCATCATCGCAGCCAGATGACCTGGTCCGCAATCACCCCACGGTTACGGTCCACAATCAGAAGGCGCTGGGCCGGTCGCGTCGCCATAGCCAGTTCCTCGAGCTCCCACTCGCCACCAGACTTGAGCGTCCCGTTGATGTACACCTGCCGCGAACCCATCGTCATCATCGTCGGGTTGTGGTAGTGGCCCATCATCATGATCGACCAAGGGTCCGGGATCGAATCAGCCCAACGCGCCATCTTCTTGGCGATCGAGTAAGCCGGCAGGCCAGCGAAGCCACCGCTGCCGCGGAACTGGTCGCCGTGCACAAACAAGATCCCCGTGCCCGAGGCGTTCACCACCCGGTAGAATGACTCCACCTCGGTGTGCCAGTGCAGACGCTTCCCGTCTACTGCCCCTCCCATCTTTAGGCGGGCCGTCTCGCTGGCCACCGTATCCCAGTTGACGCTCTTGGGGTCAGAGTTCCCCTTGGTCGGGCCAATCCGTCCGTGGTTACCCCGGACGCACTCGACGCGCACCACAGGGAATATCTCGAGCAAAGCACGCACAAGGTCCACGATCAGGTCCGGACACGTGTTCAGCGCCTGCTCCATAGCGGTCGAGTCCACCTCCCAGCTCTGGGAAGCACGCAGACTTGACCCGTCAACCATGTCCCCGCCGACAAGAAGGACGCACTCGCCCAACGTCGCCGCGTGAGAACGGGACTCGACTATCGAGTCGACTTTTTTGATAAGTTGCGCAACCCTGGACTGGGCCACGCTCGAATCAAAGTTGTCGGTCAACGAACCTATCTGCCAGTCGCTGACATGAAGAACCACCGTCTCCGATCGCTTGCGCTTGCGTGGCTTGGGCCGCTGAGGGACCTTTGGTTCCTCGTACGGCTCAAGCGACTCCTCTACCGCCCGAAGGACTAGCGCAGTAGCACCGGCGTTCGTCCTGATCTGACGCTGAAGACCGCGGATCTGTCGACGCAGCAGCTCAATCTCGGCGTCAGACTCTAAATCCTTCTCAACCTGCCCCTTCTTCTTGGTCATATCGCACCGCCGCGACCAAGACACCTCGTCACGTGGTCCTTCCACGTCGTACCCGCGCCCGTAGCGTGAAGGCGCTTGTGCAGGTACGTGCGGACAAACGTGTAAAAGGCCATTCCGTAGCGCTGCTCAGTCGTCATAGAGAGATACTGCTCCAGAGCCTCGCCCTCAGGCGTCCCAGGGCCGTATTTCTCGCAAATCACGCAGGTGCGCTTCTCCTTTGAGGACTGCTCTTGCAGCCAGTCCTTCAGATCAACCGGCGCCTCCGCGTTCCTTTTCCTTTTCGACATCCGAACCCCCGTTCGTGTGCGGTAGAAAAACAAAAGAGGCACCCCAAAGAACGATCGCGCGCGCCAAGGCAAGGCGATCCAGGTATGCCTCTATTCCACTTGCGGTCGAACGCTGGTACACCCAGCCGTCTTCGTCCGACAAGTCGTAATAGCGGGTCCCCTCGAGCCGCTGGAGCTCCAGGTCGAACACCCGCGCGTAACTCTTTACGGCTCGCAAGTAAGCCCGCCTTGATCTGCCCGCCATCTTGACTCCCCCTGATGGCGTACATACTCCGCTATTAGCACCGCGTCAGCAAACCCAGACTCGCCTCTCGGCTTGCCGTCACGCTTGAGCAGCTTCTGACGCAGATCAGGGAACATCTCGTACGCAGTCAGCACCGCGCTCTCCTTGATCTGCTTCTTCCCCGCGCGCGGACGGCCACGAAGCATCATCTTCTGCCACTCCTGAGGGGTCACTTCCATGATCCGACCCCCGGATATACCCGCAGCCCCGTACGCCACCCCCGTCGCGTGCCCAAAGTTGAACGTGCTCACGACACCCTGCCCAGGCATCGCACCAACACGCTCAATCCCAACCACCAACGGCTGACTCGGAGCCACGCGGCGCAGCCACGCATATATCTCCGCACCCTGCACACGCTCCTTCTTGCCACTGCCAAGCACCGGCATAGGCACCGCGTCGCAGAACGAACCGTCAAAGTACAACGCCACCATCGCGCCGCTCTTGCCAGGATCCACCCCGACATAAATCGGCTTGTCGATG